ACATTAGATTTCTCCGTATTTGGCTTGTGGGCAACTTTACCATTCGAGATGGAGGGATGCCAAGCCCTCAAGAACTATATCACCCGCTGATCTCTTTGTCAATCTGGATCCTCATCATATCGATGAGTTTTGACATATTATTAAATATTACATTCATATCTGTATTCTCTGGAAGTCCCATCATTGAAGCGGATTCCATAATTTTTTCTTTCATCTTTTTAGCTTCTGGATCATCAGAAAGACTAAGACGAGTATAAAGAATTTGTTGTTTATTTAAAAGTCTTTGTAAAAGATTAACGTGTTCGATTTTCTCTTGATTGTTCATCTGAGGAAATCGAAACACATTTTCATAAATTTCTTCTTGGAGTTCTGAGATTTCTGCGATTTCCGCTCTTACAACTTCCGAATCGAAAAAAGTCACAGCACACACTCCTTTAAAATTTTTTTGAATTTGAATATATCAGTATGTAGGAAAGAAGAATATTTTGAAATCTTCATTGAAACAAAAGTCCAAATAGGATCTTGGAGTTTTTGATCAAATTCTTTTTTGTATCCCAATATTCTATCTAATATTATCATACTTTCTAAGGAAATTTTTCCTTGTAAATGATCCTTCAATAATTGAGGATGTCTTCCTTCTTCAATTTGAAATACCTTATCAAAATTTTTGTTTGAAAAAACTACATCAATCTCCTCTTTGAAAATATAAGATAAAGATTGAATTTTTTTGCACCAGTTTTTATAGTTACTTTCTCCCTCTCTTATTATTTCACCGATCCAAAGAGACTGGGGATCAGAGCAAGATACAAAATTAGAGACAAAGAAATCCAAAATTTCTTTTTCGGATTTCTGTCTGCTTATTTTTTCAAACCAAAATCTATCCTTTCTCTTATAAAAAGACTGAATAGTTGCTCTATTCTTACCACAATATTTGTGGTAATCGTAACTATCTTTTGTGAAATGATTTTTTATTGAAAGGTAAATTTTATAGCATTCAAATGGATTCACTAAGTATCAAAAAATAAGTTTAGCACGAGAAGTTTTCTTAAGAAAATTAAGTTCCATAGCTTCATACTTAATTTTTTCCTTAAGTGGTTTAGAAATAAGTTTAGGAACAGATTCCAAATCGATGCTGTTCATTTCACAAAAAGAAATTATTGCATCGATATAGTTCATTTCTTCATTATCTTGAACCAACTTTTCGATTTCTTGAGCAAATCTAGATGGACAGAAAAATTTTTTTTCGAGTACTTTCTCGAATTCCTTTTCTACTTGTGACTCCATTAATTCTATTAGTGATGGTGACAATTTTTCCTCATAACAACTTTAACAAAGAATAACATAAACAATGTTTATTGTCAAGACAATTTATCATTTAAGAATTTTTTTATATACTTAACAAGAAGTCTAATATATTTTTCTTTATCTCTTTCTTCATATACTTCGACTTCACCATTTTCGCAAGCCATAATGATTACGAATTTCTTAACAGATAGTCCAGTCATTTCGTGAAGCATACATGCATATGCACAACATTGAACGAAATAACCTTCAATCCATTCTCTTGGTTTTGGTTTTGCTGAAGTCTTAAAATCGATGATAGAAAGTTCTCCATCAAATTCCGCGATACAGTCTACTGTACCTGCAATGCCCAAAAACTCACTATAAAGAGATCCTTCTAGAGCATGAATATTATTTATACGATTTAAAGTTGGTTTAGAAATACCAAACAACATTTCCGAAAGAGGTTGAACCTTAGGAAGTTTTTCATTCTTAAGGTGATGCTCTACAAGAGTATGCATATCAGTTCCGCGACTGGTTGCTTTTCTTGTAATTGCGTCTGCCTTTTCTACTCCAACTTTTTTACGCCACTCATTAAAAAATTCCTTTTTCCAATTACTTGTAACTGAAGTAATAGAAACGAGTTTTTTTAACTTGTCTCCATTTGGCACTTTATAATAACGAACACCATCTATAGTCTCCCTCTGAAGTTGAGGGAGATTCAATTCAACATGATTAAACATCAGAGATTCAATTCCATTTTTGCGAGAATGTATTCTTTAACAAGACCAGAGCGAACAATATCTTCCGCTTCAAATTCAATAACATCAAAAGAAGGCATAACTCTAAGGATTCTCATAAAATCAATAATGCCATTCTTTTCATTTGTTTTGACAAGATCACTCTGAGTTGCATCTCCGCAGAACATAATCTTAGAATTTTCGCCAACACGAGTAATCATAGAATCAAGTTCGTGGAAGTTAAGATTCTGGAATTCATCTACAATAATAATTGCATTATCAAGAGTAGTTCCACGAATAAAAGAAGTGCTCCAGAAACTAATGGTTCCTTGCGTTTTCAAATTACCATAGAGCATTTCAAAGGAAGCATCGTCTGGCATTTCGAACATATACTTTACCATATTCTTATACGGAATCTGATAAAGGGAGGACTTATCCTCGTGATCGCCTGGAAGAAAACCAATCTCCCTAGTTGCCACAAGGGAACGTACAATATAAATTTTTTCGTAAGGGGATCTTTCGTCAAGTACATCTCTCAGAGCATTATATAAAGTGATGAAAGTTTTACCAGTTCCAGCACAACCATATGCAACTAAGTTTTGCTGTAGATTATAAGATTTAAAAAGAGATTCTTGATTGTCTGTAAGAGGTTCAATCCTCTTCATATAATCGGAACTAATCGGCTTCTTTCTTTTCATCTGCCTATTGCTAGTTCCAAATGGAACAGGGTTCTTCATGCTTTTTCTTGCCATTAGATTTTCTTCACTTGGGATTTGGGTGCTTTTGATGCTTTTTCCAGAACTTCATTCCATCCTGGATGTTTCTGAACGAGTTTATCTTTCCACTCGCCAATTTCTCCTGGAGTGGCACAACCTTCAGACCAATCTCTTTTCCAATCGGGATTGTCTTTATACCACTGAGTGATTTCATGAACACTCATTTCAATCACTTTTTTCTCACCTGTTTCTTTATGAATAATAGGATATATCGCCATAGATTATTATAAAATTCAAAGATATTTATTCTATACAGAGGGAAGGTGCATCGTCGCATTCTATACAATCGATGCATTCATCTATGTTTGGATTTGATTTTAAAAACTCTTGAAATTCTTCCTCTGTAAGAAGTATTTTAAAAACGTGACCAGTTGAATGATCTTTTATGCAATAACTTTTCATACCTGTAATTAGGGAGATAGTCTTGCTTTATGTAGTCGTTTTTCCTCATAATACGAAAAGATTTCTGGAACCCAGTTTTTAATGATTGGGATCATACCCTCACACATTGCTTGAATTTCAACTTGAGCATCAAGTTTTGCACGAAGATCCAAAAAGTGCAATGCAGCACGAAGAGAGAAAGAAGCAACAAAATTCTGGCGAATATTTTGTGGAAGATAATCTCGTAGATGTTCTTCCGCCATTCCGCGTTTCATATATCCTTCAGCATATCTTTCGGATGCTGCCAGACAAAACTTTAATTGCCTTTCATAATCATCTTGAGTCCATTCATATTTGTGACCTTTACGGTCAAGATATAAACCAGGAGGACGAACATAAAAGACTTCATCTACAGAAAGTTCATTATTAGCAACTTTCAAAACACGTCTTCCAGTATAGCGTTGCGATTGAACATCAAATGAAACACCTACACGATGAGTCCTTGCTTGAACAATAACGTTATGAACGAATCCTACACAATCAAATGAGATTGAGGGGTGTTCTAGAGGTCCCCAGTGCCCTCTCTCGTTTGCTAGGAGTTGCTCTATAACCCACTTACCAGAATCAATTTCTGAAGGTGGTGTTTTAGTATGAATAGCATCTTCACTATAATCATTTTTCCCACCTTGCCAAACAAGAGTTTGTGGATTGGGAGTGCTGTTTAAAAGCACAATTTTCATGTGCTTATCAAGTTCCAAAAGATCTTTTGCCTTAATTGGTTTCATTAATCATTCTCCCAAGTTTCTTTTTCTTTCTTACGAAGTTTTTTAAGTTCCTTCATCATATCTTTAATTTCTTGATATGCAGTTTCTGGACTCATTTTATCTCCAATTTCAAGTCCAACAATATATTGGACCTTATCACCAAATCTTGCAAGTGCTCTCTCAAATTCAGTAAGTGTTTCGTACATTA